TCTCCACTAGCGCCTGGCTGGTTTTTGATTATTTCTTCTGACATATTGTCACCTCCTAGTGATTTGTTCATTTGAATAGATCGGCTGTTTTGAGGAAACTACCGCCCCATAGGGATTTTTCAACCATTTCAGGCTGAGACTGGAAGATATCGCCGATATCTCCAGACTTTCGGAATGCGGTGTCTGCTTCCACAGCGTCTACTCGTTTTCCAAATTCATTAAACTCATTTGATACTGCTGCAATATCTTTTGCAACTGCTGCAAATGAATCCTTTACTGTTTCAACATCTACCTTTGAAGACTTAAGAAGTTCTACTTCTGCTTGCAAAGACTTTACTGTTGATAATAGATCGCTAAAGGCTGATGTTAGATTATTCTTGATTTCTGCAATTGCTTCTACAACTACGTCATCTGACTTAGATACATTTGCGTCTGCGTCTGCTACTTCTTCAACTGTTTCTGCAACTGGTGCTTCTTCAGTTTCTGCTGCTGGTGCTTCGTCTGACTTAACAACATCTGCTGTTTCAGTCTCTTCTGCCTTTGCAACCTCTTCTGTAACTTCTTCAACCACGGCATCTGCCTCTGGAGCGACCACAACATCTTCAACTACATCTGTCTTTTCAACTTTTGCTTTTGATTTTGTCATAGGTTGTACCTCCTTGTTAATCTTAGAAGTATTAATGCCTTTAGCACTATCAACTAAGAATTTTATCATTGTTGTTTTTTCATCATCCGTTTTTTCAACGAACCCTATATTTTCCATCTGCTCTCCAGTAACTGGGCTAAGTTCTGACTCGTTTTCAGATGAAATAACAATTCCGCTTTCTTTATCATAAAAAACATTTTCTAATACTGTGTCGTCTGCTTTGATAACATCTACGCCATCAACCTTTTCAACTGACACAATATTTGCAAACTGATTTGCTGGTGAATCTACAAGACTCAATTCAACCAAATCATAATCCTTAATAATTCTAATTTGTGAGTCTGACTTTTCATCATATCCGTCATCCCACTTATTCATTCTTCCGCCAATAGAAAAACCAGTTAGAGTTCCGTCAAGAACCTTTTCCCAAGTATCCTGTGCACCCTTTGAGACATATGCAGAAACAAAAACTCCCTTATAAAACTTCTTTGATTCTGGATCAAAGTACTTATCTTCTTTAAAGTTAACCATCTTACCAACTGCTAGGGGCTGGTGCATTTCTCTTATGTTTCCACGAAACTTTGCAAACGCATTCATTGATGCTTCAGATGTTACAATATCCATCTGCTTGTCAAGATTATCCAATGATGCAAAACCTGAAACGATACGTCGCTCTTTGTCTACCTTATTAAAAGGCATCGAAAGACGAAGATTTTCCCCATCTGAATTCCAATGGGCCTTAGATATATTGCTCACCATTATATTATATACCCCTTTTTATAACTATATCACAATGTGGACAAATTGGACTATTCGTCAAACTTTCTTCCTTCGCCCTTTGGGTTTCTACCAGATACGGTTGAAGTACTGTCCGAATTATTGTTTGTTCTTTCTGCATCTCTTGCTCTTGTTGTGGTTGCCTCTGCTGCAGTGGTTGGCTTAAGATCTAAGACCTCATCCCCACCATCTCTCTGTGGCATGTCCAAAACAACTCTTGCTTCGTTGGGAGTCATGATCTGATTCTTAACATATCTTTCAAGGATCTGAGACTGTGCAATCTCATCTGTTAGCGTCAACTCGTTAAACACAAACTCAATGATGTCTGTCTTTTCACGAATTATCTTATTGATCATCTTTTCAAGTTGTCTCTGTGCTGGTCTTGCAACCTGCTCCTTAAAGGTGCGATCCTGTGCAAGTGCTGCTGCAATAGAACCAGAATCGCCACCTCCAAGTTTAGACAGTGGCACTTGATGTGCTACTAGGATATCATCACGGTTTTGCTTACGATACTCTTTAAATGAGCCGTCCTGTATACCGTCTTCGATGGGCTCCATCTTGAATTCAACTTTATTATTTTCGCTATCACCTGGAAGTGGAATATACAGCGTTCTGTGAGACTGCCCCCTGAGACTTGTTTGCAAGAATCTAAACATCTTGTCTTCTGCATCTCCAGAAAGTTTCGCACCCTTTAATGTCACAACGTATCGTGGAACTGCTTTGTTTGCAAAATAGTCAATGTTATATTGTGAAGCAAGAGAATCTCCATGTAGTGAGTTTATAGCCGACATGATGTCTGGCACTCCGTAGAATGTGTTTAGAGGTGAGTACTGCTTGAAGTGAATGATCTCGTTTGGTCTAGCATCTGTGGTTAGTGGGTTTTGATTCTTTGCACCAAAGTTACGGAAGTAAACAATTTTGTTTCCAATGATCTGAACGTATCCGTCTTTTATTCTTCTAACTCGCATTGTTGTTGCTGGTATATGCCCAACGTATCCAATTTCTCCACGAGTGGTTCTACCAATTTCTAAATAACCATTGCCTGTTGATTGAAGATCTGTATAAACCTTTTCCATTGTGGCCGTAAAAGAATCATCGTCGTTAAGAGACTCTAGCCAGTCACGCATTTCAATCTTTGCTCGTTCAATTCTTTTTCTTGCCTTTTGTGTTGCACTGTTATCTTCTGAGGCTTCTAGTCTCATCATTGTTCTTGGAGAAACCTTAAACTCATATCCAAGGCCAACAATGTTTTCTACCTTTGCGTCAATGGCTGCGTGGTTTGCAAATGATGTATCGTAGTAGTTTGCCAACTCATAAAGGTTCCATGGTGGTGTGATTACATCAAACATTCCATAGCCGTTTACGTAGACTAATCCTGGGTTTATCTCTTTTGACTGTGCTCCATCAATACCGCTTTTTCCAGCAAGTGCTGCAGTTGTGTATTGTGTAGTTGGCTCAACCATCTTGGTTGAAAGTCTGTTTGTTCTTCTTTTAAAGTTTGAATCTAAACCATCTAAAGTTTTTAGTGTTTCCCAGTTACCATTAAATGGATCTGACTTTGCAAATGTGTCGTCTTTCTTTGCTGCTTCGTCAATTCTTGCACCGATTTCGTACTCATTGTCTTGCATGACTAGTCCTCATCCCCATACTTAGCAATTGTATCTTTTGCTGCCTGGACTGCACCAAGGTCATTTAGTGAAGGAATAAGTCCAGCCTTTAGACGATCAACTTGCTCTGAATACTCTTCTTCTGTTACTCTAGTTAGTCCTGGAATAAATACACATGTTCCATCCCCTGGATCACCGTAATGCATTGCAGTCTTTTTTAATTCTGCCATTCTAGAAATGTCGTTCTTGTCTGAAGGGATGTTTAGTACAGAGCCATTTCCGTCTGTAAACCACTTGCCATTAGCCTTCTTGTATACATAAAGACCCCAGTCGTAATTCTTTTCAATTACCTGTCGTCTAACATTTTTTACAATTGGTTGACCAGTTTTTGGGTCTATTAGTGAATCCATAACTATAAGTATACCATATTAAACTGGATCGACGACTACTTGGTTCCAACCTACGTCAGAATAGCCAGTATACTTGTAATTTCCAAACCTTAAAACCTTGTCACTATCAACTATTATCTTATTTGTTCCCGTATAACTCTTGTATACTTCTGATGGATTGACACCATAATAACTTGTTTCTGACAAAACAAGCACCTTATTCCAGTTAAAAGATCCAGCATTCCAGAACTTCCAGTCTAATTCGGAAGAATTAAGAACCTTTACCCTAAACCACGGTCTCTCTGAAACATTTTGGACTTCCTGAAGATTCGTTGACTGATAGAACGATATGTTGTTAAATAGCAGTGGGCCAGTGAGTCTAATTGCCCCCTCAAAATATGAGAAGTCTAGACTGTCTGAAAAACTAATGCCCAAGAATCCCCAGTCTTGAAGTGTGACAACTGGCTCTTTCACGACCTTACCATTCCAATAAAAACCTATACCGTTCTGGACTAATCCAGTTTTTGTGTCAATGGCATATATCTTTGCTCGTCTACCGCTTGGGTCACATGCAACAAGATAAAACTTAATATATGAACCTTTGCTTTCTACTTCAAAAATCTGTGTTGGTGCATATGGGAAATAATCTCCATCAAATCTTATAGCAAGTTGCATAGCAATAACTTTAAAACCTTCTGCCCTGCTTGAATTAATTGGAACCATAAGACCTCTATTTACCAATGGATCGTAGGTTCCTTTTAGTTGAATTCCGCTTGTCTTAGTTAGATACAGGTACGGAGAAGAAGCATTGTAAATTGAAAACGGATTATTCTTTTTAAAGTTATAATAAATTCCAGTTTTTGTGTAAGGATATATCGGTGTTCCAAATCTTGTTCCAATTGGACTTGCATCTGATTCATTAAGAGCCTGAGACGCATAAGACAGATTTTTAATGCTTACATTGTTTACTTCAGAATTCTTTACATTTATATCTATGTGTGTAACTATTGACAAATCATTAAAATCAACCCCAGAAGGAGGATAGATAATCATATTATCTACTATCTCATACTTTGTGGTCATCCAGTCTGTACCTGGAGTTAGCACTCCATTCCTAGAAGGTCTTTCTACTTTAGTAAAATACTCAGAAGTTGCGTTTGCTCCAAGTTCAGTGTACTGAAATGTAACATATGATTTTACAAGAGCCCCGTCGGTATCGTATCTATAATCTTTGGAAATCTTATTTTTTAAATCCTCATAATCGTTATATCCAGTAAACAAGTAGTTATCTAAAGACTCATAGGTTCTTTGCACTGGAACTCCATACTGGTTGGCAAGATCTGCATATGTCCATTCAACTGGGTCAGTCTCGATTGCAATTATTTTTGTTGGAATTGGGTAGTTAATATTAAACTGAATAAAGTCAAGATCAAAATACTGATCTCCTCGTTTATCAAAAACAGACTCTGCAAAATATGTTAAAGGCAAATTGTCTTCCCAGTAAGCATTTGAAGCAACAGCAAGAGTATACTTGTCAAACAAAATATCTGGGACTAAAGTATAACTTGCCGTATGCTCGACCAGGAAGTCTTCTTCTAAAAGAATAACCCCTCCTCCAGAAATTGCGCCTGGAGATGTGTCGGTGAGTCCTCCAGAAGGCGCTAAAGAGGTTGTGTCAATTCCTGCATCAACATCTATTATCTGATTGTTTTGATATACAAAAAATATGTCTTCGTTTAGTTTTGGAACACCTATTTCGTTAAACAAGTTTTTAATTTTTTGAAAGTTATACTTTGTGGCAAATCCGACATTGTACATTTTACCAGTGAATGTTGCTGTATTGGTTTTGTCTCCGCCAACATACATTCTTAAGTCTGCAAAAGATCCAAAAAAGTCTGATGCTGGATTTCCAAAAATTTCTACAAATCTAGGGATATTGACACCCACCTCAAAGAACTCGTTAGAGTTTAAAACCTCAGAAGAGCAAAGGGTTTCTGACTGACCGTTTACGTTTATTATATAGTTTAAAACATTATTTTCTACCTGGATTTTAAAGTAATTTGATGTGTTTTCTTTTTCGATTTTAAAAAGTATTTGTGGCGTAGTTGCATTATTTTTTAACTGAAAGCATCCATAAAATGCCGATATAGGTGTTTTTAAAAGATCAAAGTTTTCAAAGAATAGGTATCCTGATACGCTATCCCAAGAAGGGTTTGGCCTGAAAGAAAAATAGTCTCTAGTATCGTATAAAAAGTTTTGAGTGTCTGATACTCGGTTAGCAACCTTGTTGTCCTCAAACAGTTCTAATTTTGTTTTAGAAGAAATGGCAATCTCTGGTAGTGGATGAGATATTGCAGAAAGTGATTTCTTTGATGTTGATAGGTTGTCACTAAAACCTTGGTTCCAAGACCCTGTTTTTGGATAAGAGTAATTTGCCGTATAGTCTGCAAATGAGTAGTCGATTGAGACTGATGTTCCACTATATGAGGTATTAATGTTTTCTGGGATTTCAACACCCTGCCCAAAAACATATCTTCTTTTTGCAACTTGGTTAGCAACTAGATATGGATATATTCCAACGCAGTCTATATCTATAGGAGAAACATCTTCGTAGGCATAAAAGCCAATCCAGTCTTGATCTTTTCCATTGTTAAGTTTTGATGGCAAACTTGCTAATTCTTGAGAATAAGGAATAGAGATTACTTCTTCACCATTAATTAAAAGGGATGCGCTATCTTTCCCAATCTTTAAATGAACAAGCATGGGCCTTGTCCACTCTCCAATATAGTTTGTTTTATATTCCGTACCAACCTTTAATCCTATTGCTGGGCCATCTACGTATATGCCATCAGAAGATCCTATTGGCCCAATGATTCTTTTAGTTTCGTTGGTATACGAGTTTACTCTAAGCCATGTCTCTAGTGTGTACTGCTTATACTGCCCAGACTTGTTTAGCATTCCTACGCCAGGAACAATTAGAGATGGAAGCCCATTGTTTTCATATATAGTGGTGTGTCCAGGAGTTCCATACACTAAAGGTATTCCAGCATTTTTTGCCTTTAGCATATTATCAGAAACAAGATAGTAACCATTCAACTCTTGAAGACCATAACATCTAGCAACAATTGCTTTTTGTGGTGCAAGAGATATATCTGATGGAATATCAATTGGGTCAGTTCCAAGCGATGTTGAAGAGAACTCTTCTGACCATTGTCCAAAAGTTATTCCATTAACTCTAAATGCATTTTCGGCTTCTGAATTTCCTACAAAATTAATCTTGATAAGCAACCTTATGCCAGACTCGCTTTCAGGAATATCGAATGTCTCTGATATAAAAACCCAACTTCTGTTTATTACAGTCTCGAAACTTTTTAAATGAACGACTTCCTGACCGCTTGTAGTGTCTGTATACTGATAGCCAATCTCAAAGCCAGAAATATAAGAACTTTCTGAGTAAAGGTACGCACCTAAAGAAAATGTTCCTAGGTACTGATTAAGATCAGAGGAAGCAATTATATCTTTGCTTCTTAAAACAACAGATGCATTCTTATTAGATGTTGGATCTGCTATAACTCTTCCAACATAACTATCTATAAAGGGCTCAGTTAGTGACTCTGAAAAGTCGTAAGCAGTACCGCCAACAATGTCCCATTTTGTCGAATCGGACAAAACTCTCTGATTTTCTGAAATTAAAGAAATATAGTCTGCATTGTCATCAAGTGCCCACAAGCCTATTGGGTGTTCTGCAAACACCTTTTCTGCATATAGGTTTGATGGAGTAGACATTATAGGTCTATTTTACCACAGAAGACTAGTTGTTTATTTTAATTTCGCAGTAGTCTGTTGTACAGTATGCTTCGCCCTGAGCCTCAAGATTATCTACACCATCGTAGATTGCACCAAAGTCAATATGCTTTAACTTACCGATATATGACTCATACTGCTCTTCAGTAATTTGAGTGTACGGCTGCTGAGGATAAACAGTATTTCCCATTGGAAGGAATGATACTGCCTTTAATTGTCCCTCGTACATATGAAGTGCTGGCACAACATGCTTTGATTCTGTTTCTTTGTCAAATGATAATGTTACAGAAACACCATTGTCAGACCAGTACTTTTGAGCAGTTGCAGCAAGAGCAATCTTCTCAAATAATGTTACGTCCTTTTCAGATCTTGGATGACCTGACTTGATTGGGAAGTAAACTACTGATGTGTTTGCTGATACTACGTCATCTTCAATTGTGTACCCCGCTGCTTTGAATAGGTGCATCATTGGATCTGTATTTCCAAATCGAACTGCACGAAGGAAGAAGTTTCCTCCAGGTCCCCAGTGAACTCCAGGAGTTGCACCAGAAAGAATTGATACTGATCCAGATGGCTTTACAGTTGTTACACGAATTGATTCACGAACACATAGCCATTCTGAATACTGGTGGTCATAGTGACGAATCTTGTTGTATCCTTCATCCATCCACTCACGAACAATTGGTAAACCCTTTTGATCTGCAAATGACGCAATACCTGTTAGAGATGTGCCAATACGACGGTTGCGTTGCATGATACCGTTTGTTTGTGGCCAGTGTGTTGGAACAAGTGTTACAGTCTTTCCATAAAGGTATGCGAACTTCAGGGTACGCAGGAAGTCCTCCTTAGATTCATGACGATTCAAGTGCACTTCTACAAGTGTACACAGTTCATATGATTCTAATGGCTGCTCAGCACATGGGTTAAATCCCATCACACGATAATCCTTACCGTCTGGCGCATCCTTTAGTCGTCCATAATTACGAGCAACATCAAGCCAGATAAAACCTGGTTCTCCGTTTTCAGTAATTAAATCTACATAGTCTTCGTACTTTGTTCCCACTTCTGCTGAAATAGAATTATTAGACATCCAAGCCCAACCTGGATTCTCTGGATCAAATGAGTTTCGCTCTGGGAATAGTTCTGAATTCTTTAGATTCATAAATGTTTCATCCCCTGCATTACCCAAAGCGAGTGTTGCTGATCTGCGAACATTGCCTGATACCACGCAGGTACCAATAAGGTTTACAAGGTCTACAATGGCACGAGAGTCTAGCGTTTCTCCGCCTCTGGAGCCGATTACACGGTCTATCTGGTCGTGCAACTTGATAAGAGGTGCGGGTCCTGATGCAACGCCTCCAAAGCCCTTGATTGGGGCTCCAAGAGGTCTAATCAAATCGTAGTTAAACTTTTGAATGCTCTGGTTTGGTCTTAGGTAAGAGTTAATGAGAAGTCTGACTGACTCTACCCATCCCTCACGAGTGTCTGGAATTTCGAATATCTGCTCTGGCTCAGTTGGAGCATAGATTGAGAAATTCTTATCCTGTCCCACTGTATCAAACCCTACACCAATGCCAAGCATCAATGCATCCATAACCCAAGCAAACAGTGCTCCTGGATCATTCTTGTCAAGGTCCTTTGTTGAAACCATTGCACAGTTTTGTAATGCTGCAGAGTTCTTCTTTTCCATAGTCATAGGAGTTCCAAATGCCCACATGCCTCGTCCTGGGGGTGTCCACTTTAATTCAAACATTCTCTGGAATGCTTCTTGTGCTGACTTCTGAGCCTTATAGTCATTCCATGGCAAACGGTTTTCCTTAGCATGATTCTTCTGTACTGAATACATACCCTCGATTACACGACGACATACTTCATGCCATCTTTCTTTAGTACCATCTTCCTTCATGCGAGAATATGTACGAATAAAGGTAATTTCTCCAAGTGAATTTTCTGCTGCATCTTTAAATCCAAATGGGCTTTCTGTATTCTTGTACTTTTCTACAAAATCTTCTGGAAGCCTAAAACTAAAAAAATCTGACATGTGTTTCGTCCTTTCAAAAACGGAATAGTCTTAATTATAGCAGAGTTTTCAAAAAAGCAAAACTCTACCTAAAGTTGGAGTTGATGGTTTACTTAAAGTTTTTCTTTTGCCAAAACTTGAGCCTATAACCATTTTGAAAACTAGATCTAACCCTGGTTCTTTGCTCTTCTATTTTTGCTGCTGAAAAGTTTTTATCAAGTTGCATTTCCCAGTCTTCTCTTTTAAATGGAAAAACCTGAGACATTGGAGTGCCCTGCTTTATCGTTCCTTTAAAATTCTTTTTTACTAAAAATGAAAGATGTCCATCAGTAAAATATTGATCAGTATCTACAACTGCATCGATTGCTTTTAGTGGAGATACCGCTTGATGTATTGGACTTGTAAAGAAAGTACTATATCCTTCATCTGTTTGAACCATCCATGTTGGATGGATTCTTAGTATTCTATTACAATAAATATCTTTGTCAATTGGCAAGTGAGAAACCTGCTCTTCTATATGCTCACTAATTAGTGAAGCACGGTGCTGCTCCATATGGGCAGGAAGTTGAAGGCTAAAGTTTCCATCAGTTGTATCAATATAGATATCGCATGGAACTTTTAATATGTAACCCATAGACATGGCATCAAAAAATGCCTGACACTTCTTTACAGTAAGCCTCATTACGCCCCTGTCGGGGATGTCGCTTCCTGAAATTGCTGGCTGCTCCTTATACCATGAAGGAACATTTTTTGTGCCTGGCTCTGGCTCTGGAACAACATTCGACAGTCTAGGATACATCTGAAGAAATTTAATAGTATTCATATAAGCCTTTCGTTACTTTTAATTATATCATATTAAAGTGCTTGCCACAAGTCTGGATCTTGTAATTCAAGCAAATAGGTTGGTGCAACATAGAAGTGCAATATGGCCTCATCGGCTTCCACAACTGTTGAATTATCTATACCGCTAGATATAATCAAAATATCAGAAGTATTTGGCTCAACTTCAATAATAGTATCCTTAAGATAAATACTTTCAACAACTCTTTTTTCTTTGTTTAAATAGATTTTGCCGTAAAAAGACAAAGTTTTCTTTGAGCCAGAAGTAAATTTAACACCATTGTTTTTCAAAAGCAGACTCTCTTTAGAAAATAAAACCCTATACTTTTGTCTTTCATAGTCAATCTTGTTCTGTTTGCATAAATCTTCTACTAATGTTTTTACTAAATCATTTATGTCACCTTTTACAGGAGCAAGTATGTATTTTGTCATTCTGAAACTCTTTTCCCAAAGAATACATAAGGATATATTGGCTGATCAAATAAGTCTTTTTGCATATGAACGCCCTCTTCTATTCCTGGGTTTTCATATTTAGGAAGATTTGCAATTTCAGCAGCAGAAGCATATGCCTTGTTAGCAAACTCTGAACCAGAACCATGATAAATTGTTTTATTAAAAAGATACTTGAGCATTGTCATTCCATAGGCTCCTCCTGCTATAGCAAGACCACTATTTCTTAGTATGGGAGAGACAAGAGTTCTTCCTGATTTAACATTTCCATCTTTGTCTGGTTTTCCCCATGTAGCGTATGCCTCTGGATATTCATTTAGAATATAGTCTCCAGTGCATACAGAACCACTTGGGTATCTATCATTAAAGTATATACAGCATATCCCATCTATATCTTCAAACGGATGGTCTTCAAAAAATACATAGTAAAACCATGCACCTTTTAACTTTTCTGGATATTCAAATCCTTTAAAGTTTGATGTATCAACAACCTTAATCACTATTTCTAGTTTTCTGTTTGGTAACCATCGTAAACCAAGAAGTGCTCTGTGTAGAACATATCATAAGGTTCGCAGTTAATAGATATAACTTGATGAGGGAACGGTGAGATAATTAGTTCAATTATCGGTGTCCAAGAGTTTGTGTCTGCAGACCATAACTCATCTGTATTTATAAGATCTACAGAAGCAACCATTCTTGCAATACCATCTCTCTTTACTAGCATATAGTGAGATCCTGAGTAAAGTTCACCATTGATAGAAACAGAGTCTGTTGCTGTGGACTCTCCTATATGCATGATTGTTGTTTCTTTGTCAGGAACCATTGTAAGGCTTGATGGGTTCCCTGACCAATTTTGAACATCCTGCATTGTAAAGTTTGCACCTAATCCAGGAACTTCAGTTGAAACAAGAACATCTCCTACCTTAAGGTTTGATGCCTGTGTGTATCCGTTTACCGTTAAGATTAGTGTGTTAACGCTTACGGACTTAAATCCACCGCTGAATCCGTATGCACCGAAGGCTCCGAACGCACCGAAGGCTCCGAAGGCACCGAAGGCACCGAAGGCACCGAAGGCTCCGAAGGCTCCGAAGGCACCGAAGGCACCGAAGGCACCAAATGCTCCGAACGCACCGAAGGCACCGAACGCACCGAATGGTGGTGCAGGACAAGTAAATGATTCTTGGCCAGTACATGGATTTACGTAAATATCGACTGTTGCACCGCAAGAACCACGATATTCTCTATATGAGTATGTCGGAGTACAGTTTGGTGTTGGTACTGGCACTGGCGCTGGAACAGGTACTGGTGCTGGCACAGGTACTGGTGCAACTGGCACTGGCACTGGTACTGGCACAGGTACTGGAACTGGAACTGGTACTGGTGTTGGCAGTGGAACAAAACCAAATGGAGCAAAACCAAATGGAACAAACGAGAATGCTGTAGTAACAGATCCTGAAGAAGAAGATGTTGAAGAACTTCCGTTTGCGTTGTCTGCACGAACTGTATAAGTTTGTGATGAACCCATTTCCTGACCAACACCTACTGATGTAGAACCTGTGTTACCAGATTTTCCGTCAGATGATGCCCAGAAATAGTTTGTGATTGCTTTTCCACCATTTGATGGAGCAGACCATGAAACATTGTCTTGGCCTACAGCACCTGATGCGCTTGGAGCACCAGGGGTTGCTGGAACTGTTGTTATAAGGATAGAACTTGATGCTGACGATGCAGCAGATGTTCCTGATGCATTAGTTGCTGTTACAGTAAATGTTGCATTTGCTGCTGATGCAATTCCAGGAACAACGATAGGAGAAGATAAACCTGTTGCAACTTGACCTGTACTCGATGTTACAGTGAAAGAGGTTGCAGCAGGTGAGTCTGCTGGTAGTTCAAAAGCAACTGATGCTGCTCCGTTGTTGAACGCACGATTTGTTCCTACGTCTGTTGCAACAACATTGATTGGTGCCTTTGGTTCTAAGAAGTCGTTTGCCGACTGACTCATTCTACCTGCTTGCTTTGACATATTTTATTCTCCTTTAATTTTTTATTATACTGCTAAGTCGCCGAAGATCAACCAACCAGAGTCTGTCTTCATTGCTGTTACAACTGAGTTTGTGGTTCTGAACTTTCGTCCTGGTGTACCAACTACTCCGTTAGCGTCAGAGAACTGCGCTCCTGTGCCTGATGCCTGGTAGAAGTCAATTGACTGTCCAGTTGAGTATCCTGTTGCAGGAAGAGTGATTGTGACTGCTCCAGTTAGTGGAACAAACTTGTCTGCTTCTCCTGCTGCTAATGTTGCATTTGATGAAATTGCTGTTGCAAATGTTGTGATAGAAGGAACTCCAACCTTTGTCTGTGTTCCGTCTGAGAAGACGATACCAGATGAAGGAGTTACTGTTGTTGCTTCAAACGCTGCAACCTTAAGATCATCCAATGATCCCTGTGTAAAGTCTACTGTTGTTGAAGGCTCTGTGGTTACACCCTTAAACAACTTCCACTTAGCATCAGATACGTCTCTTACGAGACCTGCATGCTTTGCTGCACCATCGTTGTATCCAACTACGATACCAAGGTCAACTGTGTTTGCTGCATTTTGGTGAGCAAGTTGGACCATGTTATCTTCAATTACGATAGATGTTGCTGATGCATTAAAACTTCCACCATTTACTGTGATGTCTCCATCAACAACAAGGTTTCCGTCAATTTCCATATTACCAGTAAATGTCTGGTTTGCTGCATTCTTATATGCTAACTGTGCTGTATTTGAGATACCGTGAACAGATGTTGTTGCATTGTTGTGTGTTGAAACAGCAGAATCTGCGTATGTCTTAGTTGCTACTGTTGAATCAATTTCAAACTGCTCATCGTCTACGTTCCAGTCAATACCAACACCTGCAAGGGCTGACTGATCTACTGTCACGCCTGTAATAGCGTTTGAAAGATCTAACTGAGTAACTAGGTCTGCTGTATCTGCAATACCGTGAACATTTGTTGTTTCTAGGTTGTGATCTGAAACCTTTGTATCTGCTGCTGTTCCTGCATCTGCTATAGCCTCAGTCTTTGCTGTGCCGATTGCAGTAGCCTGTGCAGTAGAGACTGGCTTATCTACGTCTGCTGTATTGTCTACATTTGTAAGACCTACTGAAGCCTTTGTAAGTGCTGTTACCGCTGCGTCTGTGTATAGTTCAGATGCTGTTGCTGCTGCATCAATTGCCTCACCCTTTGCTGTTGCTACATTTGCTGTAGTTGCAAGAAGTGCTGTGTTTGCAATGCCGTGGACATTCAGTGTCTCTGCGTGATGAGAACTAATCGCATCTGAAACATCTGATTGAAGTGCAAGGTTTGCTGTATTTGAAATTCCATGAACATTTAGTGTCTCTGAATTGTGTGCTGAGATATCTGCCTGGAGTGCAAGTTCTTCTGTATCCATGATTCCATGGACATTTAGAGTTCTTGTATTGTAGTCAGTTATCTTTGCATCTGTAATATCTCCTGCACCATCAATTGCTGCGTCAATTGCTTCTTGCTTTGCTGTTGAAACACCTGAAAGTGTTGCAAGAAGTGATGTATCAGCGATACCATGAACATCTGTTGTATCAGAGTTGTGTGTTGATACTGCTGTATCTGCATATGACTTGGTTGCTAGTGCTGCTGTGTCAGCGATACCGTGAACTGCTGTCGTGTCTGCAGAGTGTGTTGATAATGCTGAAAAAATTGTATTGCTTGCATCGGTAAGGGCTGCTGCACCATTAAGAACTACGGTATCAACTCTTGCATTTGTTGCTAAGTCTGATAGGAAGTCTGCACCTGATTCGCCGAATGCTGCTGCAATCTCTGCTAGAGTATCTAGTGTCTCTGGAGCAAGGCCTACAACTGCGTCAATTGCTGCTGCAAGTTCTGTTGCATTAGCAAAATATGTAAGGGCGTTCCATGCTGATGTACCGTTACCCATCTTAAATTTATTTGTGTCGGTTTCAAAACCGATTTCACCTGCTGCTAGAACTGGATTTGCAGCCGTCCATTGGGCTGCAGTACCTCTGCGCTGTTGCATTCTTGTTGCCATATTTTATTTTCTCCTTATGGGGGCTGCCCAATTACTTATCTTATTATAACATCAATTTTAGTTGAAGTTATCTACTACACTACCGCCATCAAATACAACTGTCCACTCTGTTGTAGAGGGTCCACCTGCATCTAAACCTACACCCAATGGGCTGTTGAATGATCCACCTTCATAGAACTGAGATACTATGAAACCAGTTCCATCAATTGCGGTATCGTGAATGTGCTGTGGTAAGTTATTTGTATCATCAATAGTTGCTTGGGTATACCATGCTCCATTGTAATAAAAGTTAACTCTGTTGGTAGCAGTGTCTAACCACTGCGTACCGTTAGTTGGTGAAGAAGGAGCAGTTGAGCCAACTGCCATTGACCCTGTTAGGGAATCAACATACTCCTTAGTTGCTGCATGTCCAGCAAGAGTTGGTGCTCCTACTGTTACTGCATCTCCGAATGTACCGCCGTT